GATCCCGTTCCTATCCAGAATGCGCGCCCGGAAGCCTATCCGATCGACGAATACCCGGTTTCCACGCTCACTGCGGAGAACGGGGCGATCTTCGTCACCCTCACCAAGCCATACCCGATCGAGATGATCGTGGACGTGCAAGGCAACCTGACCAGCTAACAAATCCTCATGGCGAACACCGGACTTCCAGCAACCGTCACGATCCTGGGCTTGGGCTCCGGCACCTTGTCATCGGTGGCGGTGTTTCCCGCCTCGCAGACGGTGGCGGGGGTGGCGACCACGCTTGGATTTCCGCTCGCAAACATTGCTTCTGCGATTCTGACGGGAACGAATCCCGGCATTCTCGGGGTGCCGAACGGCGGGACGAATACATCGACGCTGACGCAGAACGGAATTATTTTTGGCAACGGGTCTGCGACGATCGGAATCACCGCGGCGGGTGCAACCTCGATTCCCTTGCTTGGGCAAGGCGCCAATAACGCACCGGCCTTCGCTGTCCTCCCCGTCATCGGTGGCGGCACCAACACCACCATCCTCACGCAGAACGGAATCCTGTTCGGCAACGGCTCCTCCACCTTGGGAATCACCGGCGCGGGCAACACCGCGCTGGTGCTGATCTCTCCAGGCCCATTGCAGAATCCGATCTTCGGGCAAGTGAGCATGACGGCGGCGGTGACCGGCGTGCTCTCGGTAGCAAATGGAGGAACGCAGACCTCGACCTTGACGCAAAACGGGGTGCTCTACGGCAATGCCGCGAACACGGTTGGTATCACTGCGGCGGGGGCAACTTCGGTTCCCTTTCTCGGGCAGGGCGCAGGCAATGCCCCCGCCTTCGGGGTGCTCCCGGTCATCGGGGGAGGAACGAACACCACGACCTTGACCAACGAAGGCATCCTCTACGGGCAGGGAACCTCGACCATAGGCATTACGGCGGCGGGGGCGGCTGGACTTCCCCTGATCGGCAACGGCACCGTGGTGGCTCCGGCCTTCGCGGTGTTATCCGTTTCTGGTGGAGGAACGGGAACCTCCACGCTCACCGCGCATGGCGTCCTGATCGGGGAGGGAACCTCGACTGTTGCGATTCTCGCGGCGGCGACAGCGAATTTCATCCTCACTGGCGTGAGTACCACCGCCGATCCGGCGTTCACCGGGACACCATCGATTGCCACTTCGCTCGCGGTCGGCACCACCAATTTACCCGGCGTCGGTAATATCTACGCACAGGGGTTTTATAACAGCGTGGCGGGGTTCAGCCGCGTCACCGCCAACTACTCCACCGTGAGTACCACCTTTGCGAATGTCACCGGGCTCTCTGCTGCTGTCGTCACCGCGGGTACCTATTCGTTCGAAGCGGTATTGTTTGCGACCGCTGGTGCAACCGGGGGCACCAAGGTGCAGATCGCGTGTACCGCTGGAGCTAGCAACGTCATCTATGACGGGGTGTCGTATGCGGCGGGGGCGCTGATCAACCAGGCGCGATCCACCGCTTTGCTCGCCGCGGTCGCAACTGCAACCACCGCCACCACGCCCACCTTCCGGGTGATCGGCAACCTCACCACGATTACTACCGGCGCCCTCACGGTGCAGATCGCGCAAGTCGCAGCCACCACCACCAGCACGGTCATTCTCGGCGGTTCGTTCATGCAAGTGTTCCAGATGAACTGAGCGAACGATGAGCTACACCTACACGCAATTCGTTTCCTCACTTTCTAACCTGATGGTCGTTCCCTCGACCGATCCGGGTTTCAATACCGATCTGCCCAACATCATCGACGATGCGGAGCTGCGCTGCTACCGCGACCTCGATCTACTCAACACCATCGTGCGGGATTCCTCGAGCGCGGTCTCCACTGGGACGCGCACGTTCAATCTTCCGTCCTCGCTCGGTACCTTCGTGGTGACGGAGGAAATCAACATCATCACGCCATCGGGAATTTCCAACCCGGAGAACGGCACCCGCAACGCGCTCGTGCCAGCATCGAAGGAAATGCTCGACGTGCTCTGGCCGTCATCCACTGGTTCAACCGTGCCTACCTACTTCGCGATGATCACGCAGACCACGGTGATCTTCGGGCCGTGGCCGGATGCGGCGTATCAGGCGGAGGTGGTGGGGACGATCAGGCCCACAGCATTGTCGAGCACGAATGCGACCACGCTGCTCAGTCAATATTTCCCCGATTTGTTTCTCGCTGCGTCGATGGTGCGGGCGGCGGGGTTTATGAAGAATTACGGCTCCGCTGTCGATGACCCGCGCCAGGCAATCACTTGGCAGAGTCATTACACCGATTTGCTCAATTCTTCGAAGGTCGAAGAGGCGCGCAAGAAATTCACCTCGCAAGGGTGGTCGCCGAAGGAACCGGCGCCGCTGGCGACTCCGCCGCGCACATAAAAAGCGAACTAACAAATGGTCGAACCCTTAACCCCGAATGTAAATTTTACCGTGCCATCGACCGGCGATTTGCCGGGCGCTTGGGGAACTTCCGCGCTCAACCCCAACTTCACTGCCATCGACGGAATGTTTGCTGGCGTCACCACGATTTCGCTCACCAATTCCAACGTGACGCTCACCGCGCCCGCAGGGACGGTGACTCCCGGCGCGGGACCAAACCAATCGCAGAACGCGGTGATCTTCCTCACCGGCACGCTGTCGGGGAATCCGACCATCACGCTTCCGCTTCCCGGATTCGTGATCTTCAAGAACAACTGCACGGTGGGAAGCAACTACGTCACGGTCAGAGCCTTGGGAACTGGAAACGTGATCGGGCTGCCTCCCGGTCAAGCCTGCCACGTCTACAACGACGGGACGAATGCAGATTACGTCAATCTCGGCATGGTCGGGAGTTATCTCGATCTCGCCGTTACTACTACTCCCGCGTGGATGAGCGCGTGTACGATTGCGCCCTATCTGATCTGCAACGGGTTGACCTATTCGACGGCGACGTTTGCGGCGCTCTCGGCAATGCTGGGATCAACCTTCGGGGGGAATGGAGTCAACACCTTCGGGGTGCCCGATTTGCAGAATCGAATCCGGGTAGCGTTGGCAACTTCTGGCGTTGCTCGGCTTACTTCTGGTGGGTCGGGCGTGGATGGTACGGCGCTGGGTGCCAACGGCGGGGCGCAAAATCAGAGCACGGTGATTGCACATAGGCACAGCGTTGTCGATCCTGGCCATGTCCACACCATATTCGGTGCTGCGCAGTTGGCCGGTGTCGGTGGAGGCATAAACATCAACTCTGTTTCGTCGGGTGGGTCCGACCAGACCACGCAATCGCACACCACTGGAATAACTCTCGCCACGACAGGAAGCGCGACCAACATGGTGACGGTGCAGCCGACACTCGTGGCTGGAATAACTTTCATAAAGACATGATTCGCAAATGCCCTACGGCGAAGTCACCCTCGTCCCCGGCGTCAATACCGAAAAGACGCCGACCAAACTGCAAGCTGGGATATCGCAGAGCCAGTTGATTCGCTTCCGCGATTCGCTCGCGCAGAAATACGGCGGCTGGCAGAAGTATTACGGCCTCCCCGTCTCGGGAGTGCCGCGCGATATGCACGCCTGGGAGGATTTGAACCAAGCCTCGCACCTCGGCGTGGGGACTACCACGCAGCTTGCCGTCATCACCTCTGGATCGTTGCAGAACATTACTCCGCAGACGCTGACGTCGGACTTCGCGCCCAACTTCACCACGGTGCAGAACACCGCGACGGTCGAGATCGTCGATCCGAACATATCGAACGTCACCACTTATGATTCGGTTTTCTTCAACACTCCGGTTTCGGTGGGTGGAATCATCCTCTCCGGGCTCTATTCGATCACCACGATAACCGGGACGCACAGCTACAAAATCACCGCCGCTACCAATGCGACCTCGGGCGTATCCAATGGCGGCGCGGTGCCGCAATTCACTACCACAAGCGGCTCTGCCTTGGTGCAGGTCACACTGACTGCGAATGGATTGTCCTCTACGCAGTCGAACACGATCACCTTCCCGATCAGCACGACGGGAAATGGAGTCACCATCTCGGGAACCTACACCGTTCCAACAAATCAGATCATCGACGCCAACAATTTCAACATAACGGTGGCGCAGCAGGCGACTGCTTCCTCTTCGTTCTTCATGAATTCCAGCAATGCGGAGCTGGTCTATTACATCCAATTAGGACCACCTGCCGCGGGAGCTGGGTATGGGACCGGAGGTTACGGAGCGGGAGGCTACGGGACCGGAACGACGGGTTCTTCGCAGACCGGAACCGCGATCACCGCGACCGACTGGACGCAGGACAACTGGGGGGAGATTCTCTTATCGTGTCCCACTACTGGGGGAGTGTATCAGTTTGATCCGACTTCCGGCTTCGTCAACGCGGGATTGGTTGCGACCGCGCCTCCCTTCAACGGGGGAATCTTCGTCTCCATCGGGCAGCAAATCCTGTTCTGCTGGGGTTCTACACAAGCCGACACCATCGGCGTGCACCGCGATCCGTTGCTGATCAAGTGGTCGAATTCCGGCGACTACACCAATTTCGTCCCGCAAGTTTACAATCAGGCCGGCTCCTTCCGCATCCCGATCGGCTCCACCCTGATGGCGGGCGCAGCGGTGATGAATCAGAATCTGTTCTGGACCGATCTCGATCTGTGGGCGGCGAACTACTTAGGGCCTCCCTTCGTGTTCGGGTTCAACAAACTCGCGGCAGGAGCAGGCGCGATTTCCTCGCATGCGGTGCAGCAGTTACGCGGTTCGGTATTTTGGATGGGGGCGTCGAACTTCTACGTGATGAGCGCGAACGGAGTGAGCGTGCTGCCCTGCAGCGTGTGGGACTTCGTGTTCCAGAATCTCAATACCACCTATCAGGCCAACGTGCGCGCCATGCCTAATACCCCGTTCAACGAAGTGGGGTGGGAGTTTCCGTCGAGCGCAAGTTCAAACGGAGAGAACGACAGTTACGTGAAGTTCAACATCACCGAACCGAATCAGCCGTGGGATTACGGACCCGCAGGTTCGATGCCGCGCTCGGCCTGGATCGATCAGACGGTGCTGGGGCCGCCGCTGGGGGCGTCCCCTTCTGGAATCGTCTACAAGCAGGAGACCACCAACGACGCCGATGGGGTTCCGTTGATGAGTTCGTTCACCACCGGGTATTTCTATCTGGGGGAGGGGGAGGATTACTGCATAGTCGATCAGGTGATTCCCGACATGAAATGGGGCACCTACAGCGGCGCGCAGGGGGCCAATGTACAACTCACCTTCAACGTGGTGAACTATCCGGGGGACACGGTGACGAGTTACGGTCCCTACGTGGTGACCACCTCAACGGAATATATATCCACCCGGTTTCGTGGTCGGCAGATGTCGATTACGGTGGCGTCGAGCGACTTGGGGAGCTTCTGGCGGTTGGGGAAGATAAGGTATCGCTATTCGCAGGATGGGCGCCGATGATGTTTCGCGACGGGAAATCATGGATGCTGACTATCGGCCGCTACGATGGCTGGTTCTTCTGTCTGCAAAAGAACATGCCTGAGCACATGGTAACGAACCGTGTTAGCTTCCATTGGAAGATTCCATTTCGCAACTCGAAGCACCGTTTCATCTTTGCGTGGCCGCGCCGCGACAACAGATGGGCGCGCTGGCGCTATGAGGCGTTTACGCAAAGCGGTGAAGTCATCGCCTGGAAAGTCTCTCCGCAAAAGGTTTTCTGGTAGATGTCAGCCGCCGACGACCTCAACTCGACAACGAAAGGCCAGGCGCAGAACCTCGGCACGCTCGCCAACTGGGCGGCATCCCCCGGTCAATCTGTCTCGGGAATCACTTCGCCCAAGGCAACGGTAGTCACCACGCTGAGCACGGCTTCCTTGCAAGTCATCGCTGCGTCCACCACCCGCCGGGCGCTGGAATTCTACAACTCCAATCCGAGCGGGCAGAACATCTGGGTGGTGCCGGCTCCCGCGAGCGCGGTCATCAACAATGGAGTCCTGATCGTTCCCGGCGGTTCGAAACCGTGGCCGCCGTCCCTGGCCTGTAACGCTGCCTTCAATGCAATCGCGGCGACGGGCTCAACCAATGTGCTCACCGTGATCGAGTTCTTCTGATGCTCGACGATCTCTTCGTTCCCGATCCCAAGGCTGGAGATTCGTCGAATCAAATCGCCGACACGCGATTCGTGCAGAGCGCAATCGCCTCGACGGTGGCGACTTCGGTCGCTCTGCTCCCTCAAATATCCTCGCTCACCGTGGTGGCGAACCTCTCCACCGTTCTCGCAACTGCGGTGGGAACCTCGCTCACCAACACCATCGATGCCCTGATCGGCTCGACGCCGGGATCGCTACTACTACGCAACAGCGCGAGCTGGGTCACCGTCGCCTCCACTTCGGTGGGAAGTCAGGGGGCAATCGTATTGCTCAATACGCTCACGGCCAACGGGGTGGCTTCGATCACCGATACATCGAGCTTCACCTCCGCTTACACTTCCTTCGAGGTCAAGATCGTCAACCTGCGGGTCAGCAACGGCGGGGCGGCGGTGGTGCTGCAGTATCACTCCGGTGGTGCCTTCGCGAGCGCGGGCTACACCTCGGCGGTCGCCTGGGCCGGGACCGGATCGGGCACCACCGGCGTCACCACCGCGCTCCCGGTCACCGCCAGCGGGACCACCGATACCGCCAACGGCGTGTCCACCGCCACGCTGGGACTGAGCGGATTGTGCACCATTTTCAATCCGTCGGTTTCCTCCGGGGTGATGTACATCTCGCAGGCGGGCTACGCCAACGCCAGGGCGGCGGCTTCGGCCATCGTTGCCAATGCAGCGGGACTGTGGAATTCATCCGGGGTGGTGGATGGATTCGCTCTCTTGGTGAGCACTGGGACGTTTACAGCTACCATCAAGGTCTATGGGGTGACTTAGCCATGCCGCTGATCAAATCGGGAAGTGAACAGGCTTTCAAGACCAACGTGGGGAATCTCATGAAGGAAGTGGGAAGTAGCCCGCACGTGCAGAGCCGGAATCAGGCTTTAGCAATCGCATACGACATCAAGCGGAGGAATCGCGCGGCGGGGGGGCTTGCGCCGACGCCTTGGCAGACGAGGGCGGAATCTCGAGGGATGATGCACACTGGCCCGATTTCCTCGATCGTGCCGGGAAGAACGGACCATCACAGTATGAGTGTTCCATCGGGAAGCTACGTGGTGCCTGCCGAAACCGTCTCCCACTTGGGGCAGAGCAACACAAACTCCGGCATGGCGGTGCTCTCGCATATGTTTGGCCCCAGTGGCCCCTACGGTGTTGGGCGCGACCTGGGGATCAAGCGGGGTGCTGGTGCGCCTAGACCGCCAGCGTTGCGGGTGCCGCGGGCAAGCGGTGGGGCCAGCGACCGG